ACTTCACCAAACGGGTTGGCTTCTGCCATTTCTGCTAATGACACAACCTGTACAGCTCGTAGACGTAGTGATACTCCTGAGTTAGACATCTTGTACGGCACTAACTCGACGTTAATATTGACGGTGCTACCAGATGTAAGTTGGAATTCCTCATCTAACTTAACGCTTTTAGCATCATACTGTGAGGGTTTGCGTGTAGCATTTTGACCGTAAGCCGCCGCTAAACGAGTTTTGCCTTGAAAACGACCGTCATCAAGTTTCTTAAATGGCATGTCAATCTTCTCAGGCCAATTAGAATCCTTACCTTCATTCCAAGCAGTAACCATGTTTTTATACAGGTCTGCCGCTTGTTCCTTTGTCATGTTGAAAGACATTGAGTACGACGCACCATCATCAAATGCGTCACACGGCATGGATTTCTGCTTGGTGCTATCAAAGTGATAGGGCTTATCCATACGTGGATACATAGCCTCCACATTGTTAATATTAAAACGCGTGTAATTTTTCTTAGCCATAGTCATTCCTTTATTGGTTTAAATGGATTGTATTCTTCCGTAGTAAATTTAGTTTTAACTGCGGATACTGCATCTACACTATTGGTCAAATCCTCTACCAATGATGTAAAAGTCTCTGGTACGAAGCCTACTGGTTCAAACAATAGCTTCTTATATGTCACGTTCTCGTCTTGAGATACGCGGGTAATCATTTGTTCTGGTTGGTAATTATGCAAGCCTAGATACTTTTTGTACGCTGTGTACGGCAACCTTTTTGAGTTTTTCTTTTTGTCTGGTGCTGTGCCAAACAAAGAAGTAGCAGGCAGGTGTAGCTGAAACACTCCTTGTGCTTCTTCCTTATCAGTAATAAACCCAACAGCTATGTGGGTAAACAATCTACAGGCTTTAGAATTATTATTTCCAGACCCACGTATGTTTTGCTTACAAAGCGTACAGCTTGAGTGTTGTTTATCTTGAGCAGTCACATCAGGCCCACGTCCTGCATCTGAAGTCCAACAGCTAGGCATCCGACTTCCGCCACCTGCAAAACTATCTTTGTAGTAGTAACGAGATATAGCTATTGCTTCATTAATAATAACTAAGTCAAGGTGGTCTTTTTGACAAGCCGCGACCACTCCCTGTTCATCTACCAATTGCCACACCTTGTCGTCAGACAAAGCCAAAGCAAAATTATCAATGCGACGGTTATATATGCTCCCCGCCATGGTTACGATCTACGAACTACTATCTTATACCCTGCATCAACATTGATACCTTCTGGTATTTCATCAGGATTTTCTTCCATAAACTGATTCATAGTAGATTGTTTAATCCGTTTCTCAAGGCAATCAAACGCGTCATTCCTAACTACCCACTCATAGAACGCAGGCCAATTAGCTGTCCATATCTTGCGCTGTACTTGGCACATGATCGTGCCGGATTCTGTTTTGACTGACATCACGTCATGCTCAAGACAATGCTCTTGCAGATGTGCTTCAATCTTTTCTTTATCTTCTTTTAGTTTGGCTATTTTCTTGTCGGCTTCTTTCTGTATCTTAGACATCTCGTCGCGTATCTTAACTACAGCTCCGGCAAGTTGCCCCAATGATGCTTTCACTTCTTCAGTCATTTCATACTCCGCTTGTAAGAGTTAGTAAAGAAACTAGTATATATGTAAATATTGACTTTGCAAAGGTTTTATTTACTTTATTTCTTCGTTATATAAATCAATTAGTTGTGTGTGGGTTTCAAGTTTTCCAGACAATAATTTGTATAATCTTCTCTCGACTGGACTACCTTGTATGTGCACCACAGTCATCTTGTTTGATTGTCCTTTACGATTAATTCTGGCATTTGCTTGCAGATAAATCTCGGTGCTTGTTACAGGTGCATACCATATCACCGTACTTGCCGCAGTTAGCGTGACACCGTGAGCCGCCGCTTGAGGTTGTATAATAAGAACTTTAGTATCTTCGTTGGTTTGAAAACGCCTGAATATATCTGTTCGTTTAGATGGTGATACGTCACCAGTCACACATTCGCTAGGTACGCCAGCAGACATAAAAAACTCATGTAACAAGTTTATCGTATGTCTAAATGGTACAAATATAAGAACTTTAGCTATGGACTCGTCTATAACTTCTTTGATTACGTTTAATCTATTGCTCACGTCAAACTCTACAGTATTGCCTGAGTTTGCATAGACCGCACCGCAAGATATCTGTAGTAGCTTATTAAGATTAACTGCTACGTTAGCACTTGTTACTATCTCATCCTCTGCCAACATCAAGAACTCAGTACGAACTTCTTTGTAGTAATGCTCTTGTTGACGAGTCAGTGGGGCTTCTCTTTCTGTATATACAATATCAGGCAGGTCTAAACATTCTTCTTTGGTAAACCGTATGGCAGGCTGTAGTGTTTTAAACACAGTATCAACCGCATCTGGTTTAGGTATCCATTTAAATCGACTGACTGGATACATAACTAGGTCGCGGTACGCCGTCTTTGACCGTACTACGTTGTGCGGTACACATAGTTTAGCCAACCCATGTGCATCAACTGGAGATTGTGCCGCAGGTGTACCAGTCAACATCCATACCCACGTATCTGAATTAACTAGTTTAGCCATTGTTTTCCACCGTTTTGTAGTGGCTGTCTTGTATGCGTTGGCTTCGTCAATAATAACTAAATCAAACCCACCATCTTTTATGGCATCTTGTACCACGTTTACACCGTCATAGTTAATGACGACATACTCATAACCGCCGTCGTTTATTATGTCGGTTCTCTTTTCTCTCGACCCATACGCTACCCCGACGCTTCTATGTACAGCAAACTGAAATAAATCTGTCTGCCATGCGCTTTGCATAATTGATAGTGGGCAAACAATAAGAACTCTGTTTATGTACCCTGCTTGTAGTAAATAATCGGAAGCCCATATACAAGCCGCAGTTTTACCTGTGCCTTGTTCGTTAAAGCAAAATGACCGTGGGTTTAATGTTAAGAACTCAGCAGTAGTTTTCTGGTGTTCCATTGGTGGAAACACCCCACCCCAAACGTAATCACGCATAATTGGGCTAGGAATGTTCTTCATCCTTAACCCTGCTAACTGTTGTGTTGTAGCTAAATCCCAGTCTACCGTCATGGTGTAGACATCTTCCGTTATGTCTACTACTTTGCTTGTTGGTATTTTATCTTGGATTCTGTCTGGGTTTCTGGTTCTTAGTACGAGAGTTTTGTCCTCTACTACTTGCATATCACTTCTTCTTTTTTGTTGTTCTCTTTTTAGTCACCCGCTTTTTCTTGGGTGTGTTTTTCTTAACAGTATGATCAGAGTTTCTGCTAAAACTTCTGTTCTTACTTGGCTTAACTAACCGTAGATTACTTTTCTTATTTGTACCGCCTTTAGATATTGGTTTCTTGTGGTCAATATCTTTGCCTTTACGATCAACCCCCTCTTTATCCATAGCATAACGAGCGCGTTCTCTAGCGTTTCTTGCTTTTCTTTCGTTTCTTGCTTTTTGTTGTTGATACTCTTTTTTGTACGGTCTTTTTTTGTTTACGTATGGCATTTTTGTTCTTCCTTGCGGCCTCTAATGCAATGGCTATCGCTTGGTTCTTTGGCTTACCTTCTTTAGTTAACTTACTAATGTTCTTCGTAATAGTAGCTTGAGAGCTTCCTCTATGTATTGGCATAGCGACCTCAATTATTTCCGTTATACTCGCAGTCTGTCACAGGACACCACTTACGACAAGTAAAATTCTCATACGGATTCCACACATCAGACTCTATAGATTTCTCTAGTCTGGTAACGTCTTTGTTCCAGTAAGTCCATCCAGATTCAATATCGTCCCGCTTAAACGTAGCGGGTACAAATTCCTTAGAAACCAAGAACAATAACCCACACCGTATTCTTTTTAATTCTTTAAAATGAGCAAATAAAGCAAGGCTCAAAAGTTGTAGTTGCTGCGTGTCTGCAAACTTTGCTGATTTGCCAGTCTTATAATCAACCAACATACCAACCTCTCCATCAACTGCTACAAAGTCAGCGATACCACGCCACCACACGTTTTTATCAAAAAACTTGCAGGGTTCCAAATCCTTTGTTATACCCATACGATACTCAAAAAACTGTTCGCCTTTAGACCTGAGTAATATGTCTACGTGTCGTTTTACAAACTCATACTTCTTTGGTATTGGGGTTCCGTCTTTGCCGTAATCTTCACAAGCCTTATGTACCTCGTTACCATATATAAGGTGTTGAGACATTGATTCTTTAATATCCTTAACTATTCTTAGTCTGTGATATTTACGCGGGCATTGCTTGTACAAAGATAAACTAGAGTATGACCACGATAAGCTCACCCACATTCTCCATAAGACTTACCAATACCGCTTTCGCAATCTAACGGCAGTCCTTCTGCCCATTCAGGTGCTTCTCGCATACACTCCTCAATAAACTGCGTTGCTTCTTCTACTTCTTCATCCTTTACCACGCACACCAAACTGTCGTGTACTGTCAAAGCAACTTTGTAATGTTCGCTAATCCACCCCATTTGACACGCAATAATACATCTGGCAACCGCTTGGCATATGTTCTCTACCACCTTACCGCCGTATATTCTTACTTCCATCTTACGTGCGCGATAAGTAAAGTCTCCCTGCTCTTGTTTTAGGTTGGGATACTCTAGTAACACGTTGTTTGGTAAAACAAATCCAGACTCCCCTAAAAATACCGCGTCTGGTCTTACACCAAACGTAGATTCTTTCTTCCATATAATAGTTTGTAAACAGTGTTGACCGTCTTTCCACAACTGTTTTATCTTGTCGTACTTATTTCGATACGTGTCTATAATTTTTTGGGCCAACTCTAATTTAATATCCACACCAAAGTTTCTTAGTTGATTACGGAATCTCTCAGCCCCCATACCGTACCCACAACCTAATATTGTTGTCTTACCAACAAATCTTTCTTCCTTGGTTACATCTTCCGGGGCCTTGTCGTAGATACTTCCTGCCATTATCTTATAAACATCTTCTTTATTAGCAAATGCCTGTACTAAATCTTCCTGTCCCGATAGCCACGCTAACACTCTAGCCTCAATCTGTGATGAGTCGGCATCAATTAGCGTATGTCCTTTCGGCGCAATAATCGCTTTTTTTATGACGTTATTACCTCGGCTCGGTAAGTTCTGTAGGTTCACCTTGTCCGACCCACCCCATCTACCTGTGTGTGCCGCGTGGTATTTAAGTGGTACAGGTAGTGCGCCAATACGCTCGGCAATGTCAATTAGCCTCTGAGTTCTGGTTTCTTCTAACGTAGACTTTACTCCTAGTCTAGCGGCAACAAGTGCTTGTACTTTGGGGTTCTCGTGCTCCATCAGGTCGTTCAAACCTTTGTCGCTCTTAGCAAACGCAAAAGTTTCTTTACCTGTACGCGCTGACGTTTTCATTGGAGGCAACACACCTAATTCTTTTAGTGCTTCAGCAAACTTAGGGTTGCTTTGTAGTATCTCAGCGTTAGACTTAGCTTTCTCCATTAGTTCTTTTTTTGTCTTAATAATTTCGGCTAAATGATTTTTTAATAAGTCTGTGTCTAACTGCAATACAGGCTCAGAAAACATCTTTATAGTGGTGCTTATTGCTTCGTATTCTTCGTCGTCAATATCTTCGCGGTACATCTCCGCAAACAAATGTATCGTAAGTTCACAGTCGTTCTTGCAGTATTCGCCGTACTGAGCTAAATCTTCTGAGGTAAAGTCCTCCCGCCTTTTGCCTATCGCATCAACAACTTCCGTACCCTTCTTGCCAACCCCCCACCGTTCACACGCGGCTTTTAGTGAGTTACTTACGTGTACGCCGTCAACTGCTCTTGCTAAAGAAAGAGTATCTGTCCACCTTGGGGGTCGTATATCGAAATGCCAAGACAGTATCGCGGCATCAAACATAGCGTTATGCGCTGTAGCGCAACTGTGCTCCCAATCAAATTGGTGTAACCATTCGTATATCTCGTCGTGGGTTCCACTAAAC